ACGGTGCGTCTGACGCCTGCCGCCGAAGGGACGGATGGCGCGATCCGTCTGGCCCGCAAACTCGTCGCGGAGAATCCCGACAAATATTTTATGCCCGACCAGTTCGCCAATGCCGCCAATTACTTGGCGCATTACGAAAACACGGCGCTGGAGATCTGGCAGCAGACGGGCGGACAGATCGACTATCTTGTCTGCGCGATCGGAACGTCGGGAACCCTGATGGGGCTGTCGCGCTTTCTGAAAGTGATGAATCCCGCGATCAAGGTGGTTTGCGCCCAGCCGACCAAGGGGCACTATATTCAGGGTCTCAAGAATATGGAGGAGGCAATCGTGCCCGATATTTACGACCCCTCGAAGATCGACGTGCAGGAATTGGTCGAGAGCGAGGAGGCGATCGACATGGCCCGCAGGATCATCTCCGCGGAGGGTATCTTCGCCGGGATGAGCAGCGGCGCCGCAATGCTGGCCGCCGTACGTACCGCAGCGCGTATCGAGTCGGGGAATATCGTCGTCGTATTTCCCGACCGTGCCGAAAAGTACCTCAGCACGACGATGTTCCGGGAATTCGAGGATTGAGGCCCGGCAAGCGCGGGCTTTGGGCCGGTAGATTCGGATTCCGGGGGCTGTTGGAGAACTCTTCCGGATTGTGCTGGATGCCGAGAAGCGAAAAAATAATTGTTGGCGGCTGATAAATAGCATGATAGATCGTAATTGCCGCATTGTATGCGAAAAAATTTGTAGAATCCGAATTTTTGTCTTATCTTTGCACACGCAAAAGCGATAGTACATCACTAAAGACATATCGCGGGATGGAGCAGTTGGCAGCTCGTCGGGCTCATAACCCGAAGGTCGGAGGTTCGAGTCCTCCTCCCGCTACTTAAAGGCCGATAACGAACTGAATTTTAGTTAGTTACGGCCTTTTTTCTAAAATAACCGGGACAATTCCGGGACAAAATATTTGTCTGAATTGGCTTGAAAATCAACATTCTACATTTTTGCGTCGGGTCGCTGACCGCGAAAATGTAAAAAAAATGTTGCCTGTAAAAACTGCGCGAAATTCTGCGTTAAACGAGATCCTCTCGTACACCTATCCCCGTTTGCATACGGGCGCTTGCTGGTTTATCAGCTTTTACGCTTTCGACCCGGCAAAGGGCGAAATGCGTCGAAAGCGGATAAAAATCAATTCCGTCGGGACGGCCACCCAGAAGCGGCAATATGCCGCGCAGGTATGTCACCGATTGTCTGCAAAGCTGGAAGCTGGCTGGAATCCTTGGATAGAAGCGGATGCCGATCGCTCCTACAAACTATTTTCTGACGCGCTGATTCATTATCGAAATTACATCACCAAACTCTTGAATGACGGAGTCCACCGGGCATCAACGCACCATGATTATATCTGTTTTGCTCGCATAATGGAAGAATGGAATGATAATCAGCGGGTGTCTATACGGTATGTTTATCAATTCGACCGGGCTTTCTGTGTTCGTTTTCTGGACTATGTCTATATTGAACGGGAAAATTCGCCACGCACACGCAACAATTATTTGGCTTTCCTTCGGTCATTCAGCGCCTTTTTGGTGCAACATCTGTATATCAAAGAAAAACCGACGGATGGGTTGGTCAGTATTGGCAAGGCATTGCTCAAGAAAGAACGCAAGGTTATTGCCGTGGATGATATGCAACGCCTGCATGATTGGCTCCAAGAGAATAACCGCCACTTCCTTTTGGTTTGCTACTTTCTGCACTACATGCTTATCCGTCCGAAGGAGATTGCCAAACTCCGGCTGCGTGATATATCCGTCAGTAAACAGACGGTCTATATTGACGATACAATCTCGAAAAACAAGCGCTCGGCATGTGTCACTATACCCCAGAAAATTATCGAGTTGATGGTCGAACTTGGATATTTTGACGCTCCGGGTACTTACTATATATTTTCCAAGGATTTCAGACCGGGGCCGGAATGGGTAAACGAAAAGACTTACCGCGACTTTTGGAGCCGGAAAATCCGTCCTGCTCTCCGCTTTCCCAAAGAATACAAATTTTATAGTCTGAAGGATACCGGAATTACCGCGATGCTCCGTGCTGGGTATGATACCCTTTCGGTTAAAGAACAGGCGCGGCACTCGTCTTTATTGATGACTGATGTATATACACCGCAGGATATTCGGGATGCAAATCCGCTCTTATTGAACTATCAAGGGGTTTTGTAGCAAAATCCCCACCGATTGTCGGTGGGGATTCGTATGTTCAGGGAAAAAATTTCCCTGAACATCATTTGAAATATTTGTTCTTGAGTGCGACCAGCTTATCCCAATAGGTGACAATCAAGCCGTCCATGTGATAGTGGTATTCCCCGGCATAGTTGGGCACGCCTCCGAGCCGATTTGCCGACCTTTCGGTGTAAAAGTGGTAGTAATTCGCCGCGCGGCAGAAAAGGTTGTGCAGGCCGCTCGGAATCGCGAATACGGGCAACCATAGCCAGCCCCAGCGCCGCGACTGTCGGACGTGGCCGAACTCATGGTCGTAGACCGGTTCCCGGTCGATGTTCCCCGGCGCGATAAAGACGTACCGCCCAAGCGTCATGCCTCCCCGGACATGCTTCGTCGCATAGAACACGGCCCCGCGTTGCTCGGTGATTTTCACGCGGTCGAAACAGAATGCCAAGTACGCAAGGCCGATCAGGTTCTGCGGGAGCTGCCACATGAAGAGTAGTACCGCCCATGTTGTTTTCAGAAATTTCTTCATCGGTTTCGTTTTTTAAGTTCGATATAATCAGTGTATACGATTCGCGTATGCGGGTTCGACGACATGACCTCCTGCCGTATCGCTTTGGTTCCCCAGCGGATGAAGAGGAAGCGCCGCGGCACCCGGTGTACGACCTGCCGGAGGGTATCGATGCTCTCGACGCGGCATGCGACCGAGTCGCGCTTGATCAACCCCTCGACCGTCACCCACGGATCGCGCCAGCGAAATGTCCGCATCGAGTCGATAATGACCGCCCCGGCCGGGGTCTCCCGGACGATGGCTGTGTCCCGGAGCTTCGCCCGCAGCTCTACGACGGTCGCCGTCGCGGTCTTGGCCGTGGATTCTACCCGGCGGAGCTTGATGCCGAGGTCGCGGATGCTCTCGGCATCTGCCGCCCGGAGCCGTTCCAGCTCCGAGACGCGGAGATTCAGCACCATGTTCGACGCAGCGGCCTTGCCTGCCTTTGTCCGGTAGATTTCGACATCGGACATCAGCGCGGTCTGGTTCGACTCCAACCGACGGCGTTCGCGTTTTTCCGAGCGGAGCCGCGCACTCTGCACCCACAACAGGCCGCCCGCTATAATCAGGGCTATGAGCAGGAAGCGTTTCATGCCTTTTCGAGCGTTTTGGAGATTTTGAGAATCAGACCCGCATAATCCGCCGGCTTGGCTGTACAGTAGCCGCAGGCTGCAACCCGGTAGGCGAACTGGTACACGTCGTCCTTGTACGGCATCGCGGGGGCATAGCGTTCGGTCAGCAGAATTCGGGAGTGGTCGGTCAGACACTCCCTGACAGACGTATAATCTCGGAAGGCGCGATCCACGACATATTTGTAGCGCCCGTCCGGCATCCGCGTAATGGAGTGTACTTTGGGGAATCGGTGGCCCTGCTTGTCGTCGTCGAAATACTCGAACGTCCGCACGTATTTCACCGCCCCGCGCCACTTCTTCGTGGCGGTTATGCCGAACAGGTTGTGCCCGATGGCGGACTTCCCCCAGCCAGTTTCGAGCGCGGCCTGCGCGGCCACGAAGAGCGGGTTCAGCCCGGTTTCCTCGCAGGAGGCCGCGATGTCCGGCCAGTAGGTTTTCTTAAATTCTTTCGGTGTCATGATCTTGGTCGCCTTTATAATTTTATATGCCGCGGTCTTCCTATTCGTCCTTTTACATTGATCACGAGCGCCTCGCGGCCACCAGCTGCCGAGATAATTTTCGCTCCTTTTACAATATCCGGGATATTGATTGCCGAGCCGACCTGATAGCCGTCGCACATCAGGAGATAAGTGGCGGCAAAACCGTCTTCTGTTTCCACTTTCTCAAGGGTGTAATTTGCTTTCATGGTAGTATGGTGTTTGAGTGGTTTTTACTCTTCGTCGTAAATATCCGGGTTCGGCATGAATTCGGGGCCGGGGGCTTGCTCGCTTCTGGCCGGGCCGCGGGGGCTGCCGGACTGCCGACCTGCCCTCTCCATGTACTCCAGCACCGCGGCCACGATGCCCTGCGTCTCCCGGTTCTTCAACGCCGAACCCAGCGCGGCCGCCGCATCCGCAATCTTGGCCTTTTCTTTATCCTCGGACTTCTCATATACGCTTTTCAGCTCGATGAAGCCGATGAACATGGCCCCCAATACCGTCAGAATCGGAATCAGCGGCAGGCGGCTCCCGGTCTGCTCGTTGATCTGCCATACGGTCAGCATCTGCACCGCGTCGATGGCCGTTACCACGAAAATCAGGTTGAAATACTTGGCGATCTTCTCGACGGTCTTGCGGTAGCCGAGCGATGAGCGCAGCTCCCCGCGTTTGCGGGCTTTCCGGATGCCTGCCCATAGGTCGAGGAAAATCACGAACAGTACGAGCAGGTAAACAATCGTGAGAATGATGAGCTGCGGACGTATCGCCGCGAAAATATGGTCTATCATAGTTCAGAAATTTCAAAAAAAGTGACGAGTAAGGTTAAGTAAATCCCCAGTGAATGAGTCATAATACAACCATCTCCCGCAAAGGAATATTTGTTATCGGTCACACCCCGTCAAAAAAGTTATGCATGTACTATCGTTGCTGTTTCATCGTAGTTTCGGGCTATTACTCTGAAATAGGCGCGTGCCCCCTCGGTTCGGTATTGAGGATTACCCGTAAACAATACAACTCCACCGTAAAATGAAACCTGCATTCTGCGCTTTCCGGAAGGCTCCAGCTTTCCGCCGCGGTCGCCTATATTGGTGCCGCGATGCAGCTCGAATTTTCCCCCCCCCCACGAAAACGGTGTCGGCAATGCGCACGACCCACCTTTCCAAGAGGTCTGCAACGGAAATTATCGGCATCCAGCCCGCGGCGTTTACCTTCGTTGCGTCGAACGGTACGGGATTGATCCGTACTGACGTCCAGTTTACCTCATCCCGCGAGAAGGAGTCCTGTACGAGCTTGAACCCCGCATTCAGAGGACGGTTTTGTGTCTGCCCGGTTTGAGGATTCCGGCGGTATCGCTTCTTCGCGTTTTTGTAGTGCAGGATGCCCACGAAACATTGCTTCAGAATCGGATTTTTCAAGTCCGTGGCAGGCTTTACGCAGAGCATTCCGCCCTGTACTTTCCACGTAACCGCCGGGACGGCTTCGGCATTCATGGGATAGGGTAATTCCGTCCACTTATTCACTCCGTCCCCGATCTTATGACGACCCGTGTCTGATTCGTAGACGACCTCGCCATCGAGTAGTAAGGGATTGGCCGCTTTGAGCGCCGCTGCCGTATATTTCGGGTGTTGTATTCTTCCAATCATAATTGCATCTGCTTTTCTGCCTGCGTCTTGCATTGCTCCGCGTATTCGAAGTATGCTGCGAACTCGTCCGGCTTGGTGTCGCGCTGGCGGAGAATCGCCAGTTCATCGGCGATCGAGTACTGCTCGCGGATCAGCGTCTGCACTCGTTCCTCATAGGTCATAACCGGGGATGTTTCGACACATTCTGTCAGAACGGGGCGGCCTTGCTCGTCCTCGGTTATCATCTTACCAGCATTCTGCCCGTCGATCAGTTCCTCGAACCTCTCGTTGGTGATCTCTATGGCTCCCTCGATGGGGGTTTCGTAAAATCCTTGCTTCCAGTATTTCATAGCTTCCTGTATTTTATTTCCAGCGTCCGATCACCAGCCAATGGACGGTTTCGGTAGAGGATGCGAGACCTCCGTTCTTGTCGGTGAGGTTCGCCCAGCGCGATTGGTAGCGTAAATATTGGGCGGTCAGTTCCACATACGACGCGGCTGTGATGACGTTGCCGTTGCCGTAATAAGCCGTCAGAAAGCATCCGAACGGCTTTGCGATGAATGCAGGACTGAAATAGTACTGATACGCCCCGCCGGGGGATATCCCCCATTGAAACATCAGCCCGTCCGGTGCTTTGTAGTAACCGTTGGATGAGAGCGCTTTTGTCAGCGTTACGTTCGACAGGTCTTTGGCGGCCTTATCGCCCCACGTCTTTTTCTCGCTGTCGGTCACGAAACGGTGCGTTGCGTCCGTAGTGATCTGTGAAGCGTGAATACTGCCTGCCATTTCACCATCCGACTCGTAGGGGAGAGA